TCTTGCCCCACGCACGCTCCTACAGGGGAGGCAAAAAACCGCTTCGGACTACCTGACGAGCTGCCACTGAAGCTGGGCGAGATGCCTGTACAGCTGGGCGAGGTTATTCCAGACATGGTGGCAGAACAAGCTGCAGCCGTTCCAGTGGCTCCGGTGGCCACGGTAGCACCACAGACCGCGCCAGCCGCGCCAACCGCGCCCGTACAGGCTGAGCCAGTCACAACACCCACAACACCCACAACAACAGCCACAAGCGAATACATCGCACCGGATTACCCAGAGCGCATGAAGAAGCTTGTAGATCTGATGGTGGCCAACAAGGTCACAGACGCGGAGCTTCGAGACGCCGTCGGCAAGACGGGCAACTTCCCTGCGGAGTGCTCGCCTGTAGACTACCCGGAAGGCTTCGCAGATTATCTCGTGAGTGGCTGGGACACTGTCATGAACAAATACATCCTGCCTGCGCGAGCCATTGAAGCGGCAAAGAATGCACCTGTTCCATTCAATTAAATCGGTATTTATTAGCTAGAAAAGGAGATAAAACATGGCTAGTACAAAAGGTTATGCAATCGGTTGGGATGACGAGATTATCGACCCAGGAGAGCCAGAGTTTATTCTGCTCACGCCTGGCGTCTACGACTTCACCATCACCGGCTTTGAGCGCGGACACTTCGACGGCAGTGAAAAGATGGACGCTTGCTCCATGGCCAAGCTGACACTCAGGTGTTCCAATGGCGTCCAAGAGACCACCGTATTTACTAACTTGTTCTTGTCCAGCGCGGTGGCTTTCAAGCTTTCCAAGTTTGCCAAATCCATCGGAGACATGCCCGCGGGAAGCACCACAGGCCAGAAGTTCCACGTTGACTGGAACAATATCATCGGCAAGCGCGGCAAGTGCAAGATTAAGACGCGCGTTTACAATGACAAGGATTACAACGAAGTGGATGACTTCATCGTTCCAGATCCAGCAAACGCACCCGCAACCGCACCCGCGCCAACCCCAATGCCACAGGCTGTACCGCTGCCAAACTATTATGCTCAGCCACAAACACAGGCGCAGCCAGTGTATGCACCACAGCCACAACAGGCCACAATTCCCGCGCAGAGCGTTGTACAACCTGGGCAGGTAGCGCCACAGCCTAGCCAATATCAGGGGTTGTAATTATGGAGCTGAGACCCTATCAGGTCGAGGCGGTTGAGTCAGTATTTAGAGAGTGGGAGCAAGGTCGAAAGCGCACGTTGCTTGTTCAAGCAACCGGAACGGGTAAGACCATATGCTTCGCAGAGGTCGTCCGTCGTGTGGCATCACGCGGCGGGCGTTCCCTTATTCTGGCGCACCGCGGTGAGCTCTTGGAGCAAGCTGCGACAAAGATTGAGCAAACCGCCAATCTGAAATGTTCGCTGGAGAAGGCGGAGAATACAAGTCTCAACTCCTGGACGTCGGTCACGGTCGGCTCGGTTCAAACGCTCATGCGCGAGAGCCGGCTGTCACAGTTTAAGCCAGATGCCTTCGACTGTATCGTGGTTGATGAAGCTCACCACACACTGGCAGAAGGCTACACCCGCATCCTCGACCACTTTGAAAGCGCAAACGTTCTAGGCGTTACCGCAACCGCTGACAGAGCCGACCGCAAAGACCTCGGCGAAGTGTACGATTCCATCGCTTACGAGTACGACATGGCACACGCCATCAATGACGGGTACCTTTGTCCCATTGAAGCCGAGATGGTACCTTTACAGGTTGACCTGTCGAGCGTGTCAGTAACGCATGGAGACTACCAAGCGGGACAGCTTGGAGACGCCCTAGAACCATACCTGGACGCCATCGCGGACGCTATGGTTACGCGCTGCCAGGACAGGCGCACGGTGGTGTTTTTACCACTTATTAGAACGGCTAAGAAGTTCACGGAGAAGCTTATCGAGCGCGGGCTCACGGCGTGCGAAGTGGATGGCCAAAGCGAAGACCGCGAGGAGATTCTCTCGGACTTCAACCGCGGAAAGTACCAAGTACTCTGCAACTCCATGCTACTCACGGAAGGCTGGGACTGCCCCGCGGTGGACTGTATCGTGTGCCTTCGTCCGACCAAGAGCCGAAGTTTATATGTTCAGATGGTCGGCCGTGGTACGCGCCTCTCGCCTGAGACGGGCAAAGAGAAGCTTCTTTTGCTCGACTTCTTGTGGATGACCGGACGCCACAATCTGGTACGCCCGGCGGCACTTTTCGCCACGTCTGACGAAGTGGCCAAGCGCATTACTGAAATGACGCAGGAGACAGAAGGCGCTATAGATCTCTTAGGCGCAGAACCAATCGCTGAGCAAGACGTGGCCCTGGAGCGCGAGCTTGCAGTGGCGGCAGAGCTGGAACGCATGCGCAAACGCAAGGCACAGTTTGTTGACCCTCTGCAGTACGCGGTCAGTATTTGCGACTTAGATCTGCAGACCTTTGAGCCATCGTTTGCGTGGGAAGAAGACCCAGCCACAGACACGCAGTCAAAGCAGCTGAAGAAGCTTGGCATTGACCCGGCTGGCATGACACAGGGATATGCAGAGCTGGTGCTGAAGAAAGCACACGAGCGCATTGACGCTCACTTGGCCACGCCTAAGCAGGTGCGCATGTTGGAGCGTAAAGGCTTCCAGCATCCGGGACTTTGGACGTTTGAGCAAGCAAGCCACATGATGAGCCGCTTGGCCATGAACCGCTGGATTGTCCCACGCGACATTGACCCCGCAACGTATGATCCAAATAAATAACGATTTATTTTAATTTCCCATTTTCAACAACCAAATAGAAAGGCAAACCCATGAAGAAGGTTCTTCAGTGGCTGGCTGTCTGCGTCTTTGCGTGCCTAGTTTTTATTCCAGGCATCGCACAAGCGCAAACCGTACCAACCACAATTACTAGCTTTAGAGTCACGGACAAAAACAAGCAGGACTTAACCTCTGCATTCACCAACCAAGACATCTACTTGACCGCTTCTTGGCAAGCACAAGGCGAAGTCCACGAGGGCGACACGTTCTCGCTGGGTATCCCAGATATTCTCGACTTTCCCGCAACAAACGCAGCCAGCTTTAACATTTACGCGCCGGATGGCGAGGTAATGGCAACGGCGCAAGTTACGCCAGGACGCGTCACGATCACCTACACGTCATGGGTAGAGGGTAAAGACCACGTGCAAGGCACACTATGGCTTGCGGCTCACGTCAAGGCTGACGCAGCGGCAGGAACTACCACGCTAAGGCTTATTGATGAAGCCACGGGACAGGTCGTGGAGACTAGCTTCGAGACTAAGCATTACGGCATTATCCAACACGAGGTAATCGCAAAATGGGGCGTCAAAACCGACCACGGCACGGTCGAATGGTCGGTGCGACTCAACCACGCAGCGGACAGCCTCACTAACGTTGTACTCGAGGATACCGCGCAGGAAGGTACGCGCATTATTCCTGGCTCATTCCGTCTATACCGCGTTCACATGGACGCATACAGCAACATTGACCCTGCAAGCTGGGTGCGTATCAACGTTCCCGAGCCAGTAATCAACGGTAGCGGCTTCACGTGGGACTTGAGCGGCGTTGACTTCCAAGGCAACCAATACTTCATGTATTACGAAACCGAGGGAACAGAGACGACCTCGAACTCTATCCAGCTAAAGAGCCGCGAAACCACGCAGGGTTCACGTTATCAGTTTGTTAGCCAGGACAGCGGCGGTAACGGCAACGGTGACAATCGACCACAGCCAACTGAGCCAGAGACTCCACATACTCCAGAACCAACGCCGACTCCTGAGCCTACACCAGACCCACAGCCAGTGCCAACACCACAGGATAGCGACCCCGAGCCACAGCCCGAGCCATCTAAGCCAACCAAGAAGGTAAAGAAGAAGACTGTACTACCTGCAACTGGAGATACCCAAAACGTTGCAGTTGTTGCTGGTATTGGAGTTATCGCAATTATTGTCGCGATGGTAGCAAGCATGCCACTAAGGAGAGACTAATGGATCTTGAAGAAATCGGAATGTCTGCATTCGACGCTGAGCTTCTGAAGGCGCTATCTAAAGACTTCTATAACATTGGCCGCGAAGAAGGCTTCGACACAGGCTTTACCGCGGCACTTTGCACCATTGTCTCAGTGGCCAAGAAGGAAAGCGCAGAGGATGCTCTGAAGTACGCGGAAGACTTCATCAACGGCCCACTCGCTAACGAAGAAGCAAAGACAAGATTCGACAAGCTCGCAGATCTGTCCGAAAGTCTAGGACTAGGAGATGTATTGAAATGATGAACCTCGATGAATACACAGACAAGCTCGCGGAGCTTGCTGCAGAAAGTGTCACGGAGAGCGACCTTTATTTTCTAAAAGGTAGAAACGTGTATCTCTCTGGACCAATCACAGGCGTGAAGGGGTACAAATACCCCTTCATCTTTGTGGAGAAAGTTCTGCATAAGGTAAGCGATGTCATGGTGTTCAATCCAGCCACAGAAATACCTTCAGACTCTCCATATGAAGCCGCCATGGCCACGTGTCTACAGGCTCTATCGCTTAGAGTCCGAGACGGCGAAGACGAGCCTTATTATCCGATGTGTGGGGTGATGATTCTGCTTCCTGGATGGACGAAGAGTAAAGGCGCGCAGATTGAAAACCGCGTGGCCGAGGCGTGTGGTATTGAGGTCGTCGATATGTCATCGAACAAGGCGTTCACGAAAATCATGCCTTTTTATCGTGCGCTTATAAGCGTGGTGGAAAATTATGGGAAATAGAGACGACCACAAAGACCTCCTGGAAGCGCTTAGTTGGATAGATCCTTCAGAGCTTGATTATCAACAGTGGGTGGACTGTGGCATGGCGCTCCATGAGTCAGGCTTTACATGGCAGGATTGGGATGCATGGAGCCGCATGGACATCTACCGCTACCACGAGGGTGAGTGCGAGCGTAAGTGGAAAAGCTTCGGTCGCTCGCCATCACGCGTTAAGAGCGGAACCATTATCGCATTCGCGCGTGCTCGTGGATGGTCGCCAGGTACGAAGAGTTACGCCATTGGTTGGGACGATGAAATCATCGACCCGGGCGACGCCTTCGGCATTACACCAGACTGGGCGGACGAGGTTGACGTTGATGTTATGGACGGAGACTGGGACCAAGCTAAGGACTTGACGGACTACCTGGCGGCAGTGTTTGAGGATTCCGACCGTGTGTGCTACGTCAATGAGGTCTATGAGAAAGACGGCAAGTATATGCCAAAGCGTGGCCACTGGGACAGAAATGCAGGCGAGCTTCGAGAGGAGCTCGCCAAGTGTGGCGGAGACTTGGGCAAAGTACTGGGCGATTGGAACCCGGAGGCTGGCGCATGGATCTGCTTTAATCCGGTTGACGGTAAGGGCCGCTCCAATCAGAACATCACGGAGTTTAGATACGCGCTTGTTGAATCTGACACGCTGGAAGTGGAAAAACAGCTTGGCATGATCCAGGCGATGAAGCTTCCGTGTGTAGCTGTGGTATCAAGCGGCAACAAGAGCGTTCACGCTATCGTCCACATTGACGCAGGCACCGATGAAAACTTGTACAGAAAGCGCGTGGAGAAGCTCTATCAGTTCTGCGCACGTCGTAAGTTTTCGCCAGACATGGCCAACAAGAACCCCAGCCGTCTCTCACGTATGCCAGGCATCACGCGTGGCAAGAATCGTCAGAGACTTCTGAAGCTCAATATTGGCTGCAAGGACTGGGACGAATGGGAGAAGTGGGCGGACGAATCTGAAGACGATTTGCCAGACGAGGCTGACTGTTCAGACTGGGACGAGCCGGTGGAGCTCAACGCTCCGCTTATCGGTATCGAGGGCGCGGGACTTTTGCGCCAAGGCCAGAAGATGATTCTGACGGGCGACTCTAAGATGGGCAAATCCTACGCGCTCATTGACTTAGCCGAGGCGGTCTGCACGGGTAGTACGTGGCTGGGTATGCCATGTATCAAAGGACGCGTTTTATACGTAAACTTGGAGATTGAAGCGAATGAGTTTAGACAGCGTCTCCATACGGTTTGGGACGCCCGTCACGGTGATAAACAGCCTGGCGCACTCGATGATTTAAAGACCAATTTTTATTCATGGAATTTGCGCGGTAAGGCTCGCCTTATGAAGGACTTAACGCCGATACTGATTCGTCGTGTTTTGGCGCATGGAGAGAAGGGTTTCTTCACCATGGTCATCGTTGACCCGGTCTATAAGGTCAACGGCGGAGACGATAACGACTCTCGCATGGTTGCAGAGTTCACCAATGCCATCGACCGTATCACGGAGGAGTGCGGATGCGCTGTTGTTTATGCGCACCACCATCCAAAGGGTACAGCCGGCCAGAAGAAGGCAATGGACCGCATGAGTGGCTCTGGCGTTTATGCACGTGACGCGGACTCAATGTGCGACTTCACGCCGCTAGAGATTCCGGAGGAGTTTAGGCGCACACGCTTGAATGATTGTCCGGCGTATCGCGTATCCATGACCACGAGGAGCTTTCCGACACCACCAGAGCGCGACGTTATCTTCAAGTGGCCGAGGTTCTACGATGACCCAACAGGCATGCTCGCGAAGTTTGAGACGGAAGGCGCTGACCCATTCGCCAAGGGTCGCGAGAGCAAGCTGGCGAAGAACCACCGCATCCAGAAGGAAGCGGCGGAGCTCATGCAGGACGCTTACGATGCGGCGGTGGCAGATGGTTGCGCGGACGATAACGGGTACGTCACCCAAGAGGATCTGCTCGAGCGAATTGGCACGCGCATAGACCCGGAGGGGTACGAAGTGAAGCCGAACATTCGGAGCATTCAAAGGTGGGCGGACAGCGATTGGTGCGCCATTGAAAAGCGCAAAATTGAGGTTGAGGGCTCACGAGGTCGCACTCGCATGATGACGATGTACATCGACGCAGTTAAAGAAGCAGAAAGCGGCTTTTTGAATGACCCAAATGAGTAGTTACCACCAAAAACGGCGCACCGCTTATATAGGTATATAAGCCGATTTTGGTGGTAATGGTGATTTTTTCGTATTCAATCCTTGGACAATACGCCCCTAGCACAGGGGTTTGGCGCCAAGGGCGCGCGCCAAACGCCCCTTGTACGCTGAAGCTAGTGCTAGGGTGCGTTTGCCGCAAGCTCTTGAACATATCCGCGCGCGCCCGCGTAATTGGCGCGGTTCCATTTTTCGAGATTCACAATTCACGATTCACGATTAGGAGATTGATTGATGTGGTTGACACAAGAAGAAGCGCGGGCGGCCGTACAAGGCACGCAGAGCCCGCACAAGACGCGAAAAGGCGTGTGTCGGCATTCTTGCCCATGAAGCCGCCTAGCGTGACGCACAACGCCCTTCTGGCGTACATTGTGGGCGGTGGCAAAGGAATGCACGCCGCCATCCGGAAGTCGGACGAACTGAAGACCGCGGAGGATCTGATTTGCGTGTGGCTGAAGTCGGTCACGAAGGTGTCGGAGAATTTCCAGCCACTCACCGGACCGTTGCGCTGTGTGGTGAAGTGGTGCTTCCCTGCGAGCCCTAAGCATCCCGATGGCACCCCCATGACGGAAAAGCCGGACATGTCGAACATGCTGAAGACGTTTGAAGACTGTCTGACCAGGTGTGGAATAATTGAAGACGACCGCTTTATCTGCAGCGAGAGTCTCGACAAAGGCTACGCTGACATCATGGGCATCTATTTCTCGGTCGAGGAATTGTAGGAAAAGGCGAGGTAGTGGCATGACTGGGCTGGAATGGTGGGAGAGTGTTAGGCAGGCCGCGAAAGACATTGAAAGCGCTCGCAACAGGTTAAACGCCGTTAGAGAGCCTCTGAAGGCTTCTGGCGGCGTTGGGTCTAAAAATTCGACTTCTGACCCGACGGCATGCGTAAGTATGGCGGAAATGACCGCACAGGCGTTTCTAGGGGGTTTGTTGGACGAATTGGAGAGCGTCATTCTTGACGGTTACACCGCGTGCAACACAATCGGCGAAGCACTTGGCCAAGACGCGGCCCTCGTGATGCAGCTGTACTTCGTCGAAGGTTACACGTGGGCGGAGACGGCCAAGAGGGCACACGTTTCCATGCGTCAAGCGTTCAAGCTGCGCGAACGTTCTTTGGAGTTTACAAACGCGGTGGGTATTGCTAGGCTGTGTATAAAGCAAGAAGAATATTCATAAATCGTGCATAATCTTGCAGTTATATTCATATTAAAACGTGCTATCTTGATACCGTAGGAATGTACGAAAGTTAACAAAGCGACTCGGGCGCTCTCAGAAATGAGGGCGCTTTTTTGTTAGCTCAATATTTATTTTTATGCATAAGTGGAGAGGTTTATACAAATGGGCGTATCGTCATCAAGCAAAGAGAAACTCGAAGACTATGAAGCATTCGTCGAGAAGTTCAAGCCAAAACTGACCACCGACGATTGCTTTACCCCCCCCGCGGTGTATGACGCCGTGCTTGAGTGGGTGCGCGATAAGTATGATCTAGGCGACGCGCAAATTGTCAGACCGTTCCGTCCAGGCGGAGACTATCAGAGCGAGGAATATCCAGAGGGTTGCGTCGTTGTAGACAACCCGCCTTTCTCTATCCTGGCATCCATCCGCCGATGGTACACAGAGCGCGGCATCAAGTATTTTCTATTTGCGCCGTCGCTCACCGTCTTCATGCGCGACATGATTGATTGCGCAGTATGCACGTTTGCAAACATTGAATACGCTAACGGTGCCAAGGTGCGCACCTCATTCGTTACGAACCTCGACACAGTCAACGCAGCAATCACCACGCCGGAGCTGAAGGACATCATCGAGGAAGCATGCAAGCAAGAAAACAAACAGCAACCGAAGCTTAACTATCCGAAGTGTGTCATTATGGCCACGCGCTTGGGGAGACTATCCAGCAAAGGCGAAACGATAGAGATTCCCAAATCTGATACGTATTTCATTCGACAACTTGAAAGCCAGAAACCACTGCGTAAGGCGATGTATGGTGCTGGCTTTCTTTTGTCGAGCGACATGACGCGCAGGCTGGCACGAGCAGAGGCACGAGCAGAGGCACGAGCAGAGGCACGAGTGGAAGAGTATGCGTTCGACCTCTCCGAGCGTGAGTTGGCAATTATTAGGGAGTTAGATGGCAAGACTAAACAATCCGAACGCGGCGAAGAACTTAACGCCTAACAGTCAGCGCACCAAGGCTGAACTGAGCGAGATAGGCAAGAAGGGCGCCGCGAAGTCTAACGCGGTTCAGAAGCGCAGACGTGAGATTCGCGAGACGCTTCTAGATCTCTTGGCCATGCCGATGAAGCCTGGCAAGCTGTCACAGGCATCCACCATCGCAGGACTCACGGGTAAGAACGTGACCGCCAGCGAAGCCATGGCGCTTGCTATGCTCACACAGGCACTCGAAGGAGACGTGCGCGCGGCTGAATTTGTGCGCGATTCTTCCGGACAGAAGCCTGTGCAACAAATGGAAGTATCCGCTAACGCCAAGGAAGCCAGCGCCGCGTTTAAGAGTTTGCTCGACGAGGTAGAGAGCGATGGAGACAAATAGAGCACTCGCGACGCTTATAGCCAAGCACCCGGTTCGCCTGGCGCATGAGCTCGGCTATGACCTTCTGCGCGAAGGACTCCACGACAAATGGATCCATGAGATGGTGTTTGGCCACGGAGACATGACACTTCAGTCTCATCGTGGTTCATACAAGACGACCTGCGTCGAGGTGGCTCTGTGGCTGATATTGCTCACCCGTCCAGACTTGACCGTGGGATTCCAACGCAAAGGCGAGAATGACGTCGCGGAAGTACTCGCGGCGGTCAAACGCATGGTCGAGCATCCGCTCACTCAGGAGATTGCGCAGAGCATCTACGGCCAGCCACTGAAGCTGACCACGGCAAGCTCTACGGCAATCTCGACAAGTCTGGCGTGTAACGTCTCCGGGTCCCCTCAACTGACGGGCATCGGCATTGGTGGCTCGCTCACCGGTAAGCACTGGGACATCATCTTCACGGACGACATCGTCACATTGCGTGATCGCGTGAGCCGCGCTGAGCGTGAGCGCACAAAGCAGATTTACCGCGAGCTTCAAAACGTCAAGAACCGCGGCGGACGCATCATCAACACGGGAACCCCGTGGCACAAAGACGACGCGTTCACCATCATGCCGCCCGCCGAGAAGTGGCCATGGGATACCACAGGGCTCGTGAGCGTGGACGTGGCCACACAACTGAAAGCGTCGATGACGCACTCACTCTTCGCGGCGAACTACGAGCTCCGCCATGTGGCAGAGGAGGGCGTGGTCTTCGAGGGCGATTGTAAGACGTTCAAAGACGAGAGCCTTCTTTTCGACGGCATTATGCACGTGGACGCGGCCTATGGCGGTTCAGACGGTACGGCCATCACGTGTATCAAGTGGGTGGGCGACGAGGCATACGTCCACGGTGAGCTGTATCGCGAGACGCACGTCGATAAGTGCATGGCGCGCATCTTAGAGCTACACCGCGAGCTGAGACTTGGCACGGTGTACATGGAGAAGAACGCGGATAAAGGTTACGTGGCTGACAAGCTCGACGGGTACGGACTACCCGTTCACACGTATTCAGAGACCGCCAACAAGTTCATCAAGATTGCGACGTATGGCCGTGGCACTTGGTCCAAGCTGTCCAGGCTTGAGAGTGTCCGCGAAGCCAGCGTCGATTACTGGAACGAAGTCATGGACTTCACCGAGGGAGCAGAGCACGATGACGCGCCTGACTCTCTCTCGTGCGCTATTCGCTTGCACGATAACGCGCCAACAATTCGACTATTTAGAGGAGGCATTTAGTGAGTGCTGACGTTAAGGGAGCAAACGCTTCCACGTTTGAGCCAAGGGGCGGCTACCGCCTACCAAAGGACACACAGATGACCGCGGAGCTTCTCGGCAAGCTTTTGGTGGACTACCGCGCAAAGCAGGTTAACCGCTTGGCCAGTCTTCGCAAAGCATACGAGGGCGACCACGACATTCTGCACCAGAAAGAAAAGGCAGAATACAAGCCGGACAACAGGCTCGTGGCCAACTTCGCTAAGCAGATCGTGGATTCCATGGTCGGCTACTTCTTGGGCGTTCCTATTCGCACTACCGCGGACGATGAAGCGTTTGCGGAGTATCTGGACGTTTGGAGCGCAGTCAATGACTCCGATGACCTAGACGCTGAGCTTTCCAAGCTCGCGGACATCTATGGCGCAGGCTACGAGCTCATGTGGCGCGACGAGGAAGCCTTCGCGCGTTCTTGTTCAGTCACGCCGATGAATTGCTTCGTTGTCCGCGATGACACGGTAGAGAATGACATCATCTATGCGGTGCGTTTCTGGTTGGACGATAACCTTTTCGACAACGCCCAAGACACACTGCGCGGCACGCTCTACGACCCCATGTTCGAGACGCCATTTGTGATGGACGGCTCGAAGGTCATCTTCGGTGAGCCTGTCATTCACGGCTTTGATGATGTGCCTGTGGTTGAGTATGTAGACAATGAGGAGCGCCTCGGACTATTTGAAGGCGTCATGTCGCTCATTAACGCGTACAACAAGGCAATCTCCGAGAAGGCTAACGATGTCGAGTACTACGCTGACGCATATCTGAAGATTCTCGGCGCACGCCTGGACGATGAGACTCTGAAGAATCTGAGAGACTCGCGCATCATCAACCTGGACTCGAGGGACGCGACAAACGTCGTTGTTGAGTTCCTGTCTAAGCCTGACGCAGACGGCACGCAGGAAAACTTCATTGATCGTGTGGAGCGTCTTATTTTCGTTCTGTCGATGGTTTCAGACCTCTCGAGCGAGAAGTTCGACACCAGCTCCGGCATTGCTATCAAGTACCGCCTGCAGGCCATGAGCGATATCGCCGTAGTAAAGCAGAGGAAGTTCCGCCGTTCATTATCCAGGCGCTGGAAGCTCCTGTGTAACTACGCGGGGAATACACGTTTGGGCTCTAAGGCATGGACGACCGTCCGCGCCACCTTCACGCGCAACCTTCCATCGAATCTGCTCGAAGAGTCTCAGATTGCGGGCAACCTCTCCGGTATTACCTCCGAGGAGACGCAGCTGTCTGTTCTGTCGTGTGTTGATTCGCCACAAGCTGAGATGCAGCGCATGGCCGATGAACGCGCCGAGCAGGCCGCGCAGATGGTCCCAGACCGCACGAACGAAAACAATAACTAAGGAGCAACATGGACTCGTATTGGCATAGCCGCCAAACACTCGCTGACGCAGCGATGGAGAAAGATGAACGCGCTCTGTCGATACGCGTCCATAACGCCTACGAGAGCGAGCTCCGCCGCCTGAATCGCGAGATTGCGGAGTATTATCAGCGCTACGGCGAGAATGGCGTTCTGGAATATCGCCGCCTTATGGAGACGATGGACCCTAAAGACCGCGAGCTCCTTATCCGCGACTGTGACGAGTTTCTCCGTCAGCACCCGGACATGCAGTCCATTGTGGATGTGCGTAAGAGTATCTACCAACTGAACAGACTCGAAGGCTTACAGGCATCCGCACGCTTGCACCTCTACCAAGCCACAGGCGATGTGGTTCAGCGTATCGACAACCACATCATGCGCCAGTCTCTGCGCGGTGCGAACACGGCGGCTGAAGCGATGGGATTTGGTCGGTCGTTCTACAGCATGGACTCTGATGCGGTTCGCCGTTTCGTCGATACCGTGTGGACGGGTAACACGTCATACTCCCAGCGCATCTGGGACAACACGGAGACGCTGGCGTCATACGTGGCGCAGGATATGTCGAAGGCACTCGCGCGAGGGGACTCGTACCAGCGAATTGCGAAGGCGCTCGAGAAGCGTTTTGTGGACGTTCCGCAGTCGTCGCTTATGCGCCTGGTCTACACCGAGGGAACCTACGTCTCACGCATGGCGCAGGTTGAGGAGTTGAAGCGTGAAGGCTTCGACTCTTATACCATCGAGGTGGTGCATGACGAGCGCGCCTGCGAAGAGTGTGAAGGCGTGAGTGGATCTACGTTCCGCTTTGAGGATATGCAAGTTGGCGTGAACTTCCCGCCGCTCCATCCATACTGCAGATGCCAGATTGCCCCTGCCGTGAGCGATTGGGACGCGTGGCAACATAAGCAGGAGGAGCTGGCGAAACAGAAAGCTACAGAAGATGCTCGCGAGAATTGGGGCGGCGTTGGAGCGAAGAAGTCTAAACGAACTGTTTTCTTCGAGACGGATAAAGTCGCATTTACAAAAGAGCAAGTTGGCAAAAAGATGCGAAAACATGCTAGAGAATGGAAGCTAAATCCGTCGTTAAAAGAAGATAGAGATAAGTTCGTAGAAATATGTAACGAAATTATTGAGAAAGCTGAACGAGTCTCTACAGGTGACTGGTGGGGACAAGAAGGTGGTAATAATCCTTGCACTTTCTATGAGTACGATGGTAATCTTGTAATCGTAGATGCAAACGGTGATTTTGTAACAATTATGCGAGGGGGTGCGACTAATGTCAGATACAGGCGTTCTACAGAAGGTAGCGGGACTTAAATCAAAGCACGACTTAAGTGATGCCCAGTTCGTTAACTTCTTTAATCGTGTACAAGAAGAAGCCAATAAACAAGGAAAAGTGTTCTTTCTTGATTGTGGCGAAGGCAACATGGCAGAATTTGACGATATGCTTGCGATGGATTTATCTGGCTGGTTAGTCGACTTCAGTGAAGCTAAAGAGTTTGAATCATTTTGGTTAATTGGCTCAGATTATGTTCCGGAGAAATTTATCAAAGACGAATGCGAAGAAGAGTGGAGCAAAGATGAAGATGGTCTCCATATCAATCTAATTACTTTCTAACCTTCACCAACTAACTAGCTTTCACGAGCCACCTTCGGGTGGCTTTTTTATTACCTCGCCAAGGAGGTGAGAATATGGCGCGAGTAGTGATCTATATGGCCGAGTGGTGCAGCATCTGCCGCGGGACTATCAAGAGGATAGTGCCGGCTTTATCTGAAGAAGATATTGAGTATGAGATTGTTGACGTGGACTGCTCACCAAGGTCCAAGGACGCGAAGAGCATCACTCACCTTCCGACGGTGTGCGTTGTGGACGCAGGGGAGCGCGAGCTTATGCGTTGCCGAGGATGTCCCACGGACGAGGTACTAGAGAAAATTGTTGAACTGTGTATTGAAAGCGACTAGAAGGTCGCTTTTTTAATGCATCGACCAAGCTTTGAAGTCGCTAAAAGCTAAGGAGAAAAGGCACGCCGACGCGCCTTGGAGCGCCGGGGATTAGGAGAAAAACAATGGGTGCAGAAACTAACGCAGTAACAACCACAGAGACCGCAGAGGAGACTAAGCAGGCTCAAGCTCCTGTAGTGGCTGGCGATGGCGCTAATAAGGACGCGACCCCCACCACACAGACAGAGCCAAGCCAGGACAACAAGCAGCAGCCAAAGTACACGGACGCTGATGTCGACGAGATTGTCTCCAAGCGTCTCGCGAAGTGGGAAAAGCAGCAAGCCGCAAAGGTTGAGGAAGCTGCAAAACTGGCCGAGATGAACGCTCAGCAAAAAGCAGAGTACGAACGTGACAAGGTCCAGAAGGAGCTTGACGAATACAAGCGTCGCGACACCGTAAACGCGATGGTGGCTGAGTCTCGTCGTCAACTCTCTGAGCAAGGTATCACGGTTAGCGATGACATTCTCGCGCGTTTAGTGGGTGAGACTGCAGAGGAAACAAAGGCGTCCGTTGACGCTTTCTCAACGGCTTTCACGGCGGCCGTAGAAGATGCCGTGAAGAAACAGCTTGCGGGCAAAGCTCCTGCGGCGGGTGTGGCCACTAAGACGATGACCAAAGAAGAGATTCTGGCCATTAAAGACCCAATCGCTCGCCAGGCAGCTATCCGCGACAACATCGGATTGTTTGTTTAACACTAAGAAAGGTGGCTTATTATGCCAGCAGAAACAGGACTTACCGTAAAGACCGACATCGCTCCTGAGATTTCTATTGATTACGTCAACCGATTCTCCCAGGGCATCGATGAGCTTCAGAAGGCTCTCGGTATTACCAACCTTATCCCAGTACCACAGGGCGGCACCATCAAGACCTACAAGTTCGTGAAGGACGTTAAGAATGGCGTAGTTGCTGAGGGTGACACCATTCCAGCGTCTAACATCAAGCGTCAGCTTGACCAGACCATCGAGCTTCCTCTTAAAAAGTATCGCCGTGTAACCTCCGCCGAAGCTATTCAGCTTCGCGGACGCGACCATGCAATCAACGAAGCCGACGCTCAGCTTATTGGCACCATTCAGAGCGGCATCAGAAACGACCTGATTACAAGCGTCTCCACCACTACAGCTGCAGCTAAGCAGGGCAAGACCCTTCAGGCAGCTATGGCCAACCTCTGGGCAACTCTGACCGCTAAGTTCGAGGGTTATGACGGATTTGACACTGACGCAGCTAATCCATTCGTCTTCTTCGTCAATCCTCTTGATGTGGCTGACTACCTCGGCACTGCAACCGTAACCACCCAGAACGCTGCAGGCATCACCTATCTCAAGGACTTCCTTGGCCTGGGTACCGCAATCACCTCTTCCGCGGTTAGGGCAGGTACTCTCTTTGGTACTGCAGCTATGAACCTCAACCTGGCATATATCCCAGCAAACGGTTCTGACCTTGCTTCTACCTTCGGCCTGACCTCCGACAAGACTGGCTTCGTTGGTATTACTCACAATATCAACACCAATAACGCAACCTGCGACACCCTGGTTATGTCTGGCGTCAAGATCTTCCCAGAGATTACCGACGGCGTTGTTAAGGCTGAGATTAAGGCTACCGTCTAATCCATGAGTAAGGAGGTGAGCGTATGAGCGTATTAGATCGTGTCAAGACACGACTCGAAGCGGTCGAAGATAAGCCGAGCGATAAGTGGCTGGAAGAGGTCACGCATACGCTCACAGACCGCATCTGTTTGCGCGTTGGCGTGTCCACGCTACCCACCACAGCTGAGTCCCTTGTGGTCGATGCAACTATCAAGGCGGTGAATCGCCGATTCGACGAAGGCATTACACAGGAATCTGAGGGACAGGGCGGAACCTTGTCCCTTCAGTTTGTGGACGATTTGCTCGCCGAGTACGCCGCGGAACTCTCTGCCTTGGCTGAGATTGCTAGAGCGGACAATACCTCCGCTCTGCAGTTTCCAAAGGTGAGGTTTGTATGAGGTGGCGGATGTGCGAGTTGATTGAGCTCGCGGACACCGACACGCGCGACAAGCTAGGCAATAGGGTGCTCTCGCGCCGGGTGCTCACAACCACCCGGGCGAGGGCGTGCCCCGCGTCACTTGTAGAGACGACAAACGAAGGCAACGACTACGCGGCGTGTGACCTGACGCTTATCACGACAGTTCCCGCCGAGCTTGCCCTCCGTGCGTCTCTTGTACGCTTTCCCGTGATTGACGCTGGCGACGTCTATGAGGTCATCCACGTGAGTGACTTCGGACGCCGCCGCGTTCTGTCGCTGAAGAAGCTAAAGGGTGATGCGTATGCCTAGTGTTCGCCTGCAGTTTGACGATGGCGGACTTGGCGACGCACTGAAAGAGCTCGCAAGTATTAAGCCTGAAATTGTTATGAAGCGCACCGTGAATGAGATAGCCGAAGACCTACGCGCAACCACACCGAGAGACACAGGCGAGTTGATTGGATCTATTCGCCAAAGCGTCAAAGGTGGCGAAGGAGAGATTGGCTACACGGGAGAATACGCGCCGCATGTCGAGTATGGCCACAGGCAAAACGTTGGCCAGTACGTTCCGAAGCTTGGCAAGCGCTTAAAAGCGCCATTCGTGGAAGGCCAGCACTTCTTCGCTACGGAAATTAAAGCGGCGCGCGCTGTTCTGAAGAAGCGGTGCGGTGAGTATCTAAGGAGTAAAGGCTTATGAGGCAAGCACTAAGGCGACTCCCGCTCGACGATTTCGTCGCGGCGGTTGTGGCACGTGTCAAAGATGGCACGGGCGTTAAATGTGTGACCGACGCGAATAAAGAACCCTCTCCTCTTTATTCCGTCGGCGCACTTTCGGTTCGTCCGGACAAAACAAAAACAATGTGGCTGGACGTCTACACCATCGAGCTTCACGCAATCTCTAAGCCGTCTAAGACGCGCGAGGAAATATTCAAGATGGTGACGGCTCTAGAAGAAGCCATGAGCCAGCCGATTAGTTTGGCTTGTCCGTTTCAGGTCATCCGTCAAACGGATAACGGTCTAAACACAATCAAGCGAGACGAGACAGGAGAATGGCACGCGGTTGTGCCGTTCGAGGTGGTCGTCTCCTATGGTCTGATTATTAAGTAGAAAGGGGCATTACTATGCCAGAGCCAACTGCATTCGATAGTGGTGCATATTGTGACGTTTCCGCCGGTGGCGTGAACGCTGTAAACGGCGCAGAGGTCTTGCTTGGCGTATTTAGCGCTGACGGATCTAAGCTCCTCGCAATCGCCGGCGAGAAGTCTCACAAGGTATCGCTTTCCGCTGATACTACGAGCGTCTCCACGAAGTCTTCTCGTGGTGCGTGGAAGGTTAACCGCGCATCTACCCGTTCCTTCGAGGTTTCCGTTGATACGGTGGCTGTCAAGGACGCTGAGAGCGATAAACTGTTCCGCCAGGCACTAGCCGACGGCACTATTCTGTGCGTCAAGGAGTTCCTGGACAACACAGACTTCACGCCAATCGGTGGCGGCGCTGTCATCGTTACCAAGTACGAGGCTGATTCACCAACCGACGATGTACGCACCGCGTCTGTGTCTCTCACAGGCACAGGCAAGTGGACGTGGTTCGATATTGACGCAGCCGCCAAGGCTAAGGCAATTACCAAGCCAACAGGACGATAAGCGTCCACAAACACAACTCACGGGGTAGCTTCGGCTGCCCCTTTTTTATTAGTTAAGGAGTAAGAAATGGCAGATTTTACCTTCGAGGTTGACGGTACTACATACGAACTTCTCTACGCGGAGAAGCGTGTAGAGATGGCCGAGAGTGCGATTGGCAACAAGAGCATTATTTCCGTGTTCACCGCTCAGCCAACTCTGCGCGAGACCAAGACACTCTTCGCGTATGGCATCCGTGAGAGTGGCCAGAGCGCATGGGTTAACCCAACGCAGGCTATCGAGCTTGCTGGAAAGTACCTGCAGGAGCACGGCTACGCTCAGATGATTGAAGCTGTAAGCGACTCACTCATGAAGGACTGCGGTTTTTTATTCCAGTAGATCTGGTGAGCCCGCGCTGGGTCAGACCATCCACAAACAAACAACAGACCAACCAACCACAAGAAGCGCCACAGAAGCCGCTGACAGGCTATGAGCGTGACGCAATGTGGGCGTGGGCGGCTGTTCGCTTTGGGTGGACGCCGGACGAGTTTGACAGGCTCACAGCGGCTCAGATTACCCTTCTTCAAGTAGCTGAGCATGACCGCGTCGCGTCTGACCAGATGCTTCTCAACGAAGCAATAGCCAACGCGCTCGCCAATGGTTACAAGAAGAAGAGCGAAGAGCCTGAGCTTCTGTGGGTTGAAGCAAACAAGCCTGACAAAAAGACCATGAGCGCACAAGAAGCGCGCGACAAAATGGCCGCGCTCGAGAAGGCTCTATCGAATCAACAGAAATAAATGAGAGGAGGTATATATGGCAAGTGACTATACTCTCTCCGCGAAGTTCACCGTTAATGCTGATGGCTTTATCGATGGCGTAAACAAGGCGCAGTCTTCGCTTAGTCAGATTCAGAACAAAGCGCAGAACGTGTCGAAGTCTATCGGCAGCGATATGGACGGCGCATCTAATAATGTGCAGTCATCGTTTGCAGCTATACGCAGTAAAGCGCAGAGCGTTTTTTCAAACATTGCCAACACAGCTAAAAATGGACTGTCTGGCGCATGGAACGCCGTACGCACCAACACCCAGCAAATCACGAGCTCACTGATTGGCGTAGGCCAGGCGGGAATTGCCGCGGTTGCTGGCATGGCCATCCAGGGTGGCATCGACCGCGCGCTGAACATTGACAACGCACGGAAGAAGCTCGCCGGCTTTGGCCATGACGCCCAGGACATCGAGTCCATTATGGACTCGGCCACTCAATCAGTCCGTGGCACGGCGTTTGGTCTGGGTGATGCAGCAACGGCAGCGGCGACGCTTTCTGCAGCTGGCATTAAGTCCGGCGAGGATATGACCAACACGCTGAAGTCCGTCGCGAATGTTGCGGCGGCATCTGGTCGAGCGTTTAACGATATCGGCGTAATCTTCAGCTCCGTCGCATCGCGCGGCAAGCTGATGGGCGACGACATGCTGCAGCTTACCAGTTCAGGTGTTCCAGTTCTGCAGCTCCTTGGCACATACCTTGGCAAGACTTCTGCTGAAGTCTCTGAGATGGTTACTAAAGGACAGATTGACTTCCACACATTCTCAGAAGCAATGCGCGTCGGATTAGGCGAATCGGCTCTGTCATCTGGCAACACACTGGCTGGCTCATTCGCTAATGTTCGCGCCGCTCTGTCGCGTCTGACCGCTCCAATCTTCACGCAAGCTATTCAAGTGTTGGTTGATGCGTTCAAGCAAGCCGCACCGGCTATTGACGCCATGGGCAAGCAACTCGGCAATATTCCGACGTTCGTGGCGCCTATTGCCGCGGCTTTCTCGGCCATGGCTCTCAGTGGCCTTGCTCCGGTTATTGCCAATATTCCAGTGCTTGGCGGTATGCTCGGCCCTTTGTCTGGCTTGCTTAGTGCGCTAGGTGGCCCTGTTGGAATCGCCATCGCTGCGTTCGCTGGACTGGTTGCGGTATCTCCACCACTACAAGAAGCGCTTGGCAATCTTATGGGCGCACTTGGTGAGCTTGGTAACGCTCTAGGGCCAATCTTCGGCGCGGCAATAGACGCCATCGTTCCGGTGCTGAACTCAATCGTTGAGGTGCTCGGCGGAGCGTTCGCGGTCGTCGTCAATGGCGCAGCGGATCTAATCAAGCAACTCGCGGATGCAATCACTAACCTATCCACTGGCGGAGGATTTGACGCGTGGCTTCAGTCCATGCAGCCGGTGGCCGACTTCGTTATGAGTATCCTGCAGCCTGCGCTTGACGGACTAAGCACGGGCGCGGGTCTTATCGTTGAAGCGTTCAGCGGATTTGGTGAAGCTGTCGGCGGAATGATTGCGACACAAATGCAGATGACAGAACAGCTACAGGAGATTTTCGCGCCATTTATTGCAACTATTCAGCCACTGATTGACGTATATCTGCAGAATCTAGGAGTGGCATTAACCACAATCGCCACGATTGTTTCTACGATATTCGGCGCAGCCTTTGAGGTTGCTGCAGCGATTGTCTCAGCTGCTATGAATGTTATTGCTGGAGTTATTACAACAGTCACAGGCATTATTCAGACAGTTACTGGTGTATTCGTTGGCATCTTCACAGGCAACTGGCAGATGGCCGCCAATGGCGCGCAGACAGTGTTCCAGGGCATGAGTAACATCATTTCGGGAATTATGGGCGGCCTTCAAGGCATACTGTCTGGCATTGTCAACGGAATCGCGAACATTTTTTCTAGTGTATTTAATGGCATCTCAACCATGGTGGGCAACATCTTCCACGGTATCGCGAGCACGATTGGCAATGTCATGGGTGACTCGAAGAATATCGTTTCAGGGGCTTTGGACGCCATTAGTGGATTCTTCCGTGGTCTTCATCTGGAGTTCCCAAAGATTAAGCTTCCACATTTCAGCATTTCCGGTACATTCTCGCTCGCGCCACCATCTGTTCCAAGCTTGGGCATTGAGTGGTACGCCGACGGCGGTGTTTTAATGAATCCGACCATGTTCGGCATGAACGGAAATAAAGCCATGATTGGCGGAGAAGCAGGACCTGAAGCGGTCGCGCCAATTAGCACGCTCACAGGCTACATCAACGACGCGGTGAACAACTCTAAGAGTAACGACGAGCTGATTAGCGAGATTGCTGGACTGCGTGAAGACGTGCGCAATATGCGCGTAGTGATGGATGGCCAGACGGTCGGTTCGATTGTCTCGCCCTACGTTGACTCGAACCTTGGCGAATATAAGGTGGTGGCGAATAGATGACGGAACTAACAGACACGTACGAGGTTGTGGTTGATGGAGTGCCGCTTTGCGCCACCTATCGCCTAGCAGTCACGAACTACACAGACAAACCGCCAGCCACCAGAACATCTACGGTGTCTATTCCTGGACGCGATGGCGTGTTGGACTTGTCTGAGTGGCTGACGGGTGCTCCGGTGTTCGACAAACGGACAATCACCATTACACTCTCGCCGCTCGACACACATGACTGGGCAAGCGTTGAGACAACGCTGACCGCCATGCGTAACATGCTCCATGGTAGACGCTTAGAGTTCACGCTGTCCTGGGATGAGGGTTATACGTACACAGGACGCTTCGAGGTCACCTCCCAGACGCTCTACGACGAGACGGCGGACATCAAGCTAACAATCACTGCAGATCCATACAAGTCGCGCGGCGTCATGCACTACGAGCTTGACGGTGAGCTCGGCAAGACCTACATCATCGACGGCCCCGCTCATGCGGTGGTTCCGACCATCACATGTCAGGCACGTGCCCTGGTTAATATCAACGGGCGAACCGTTGACCTTCAGCCGGGTGTGTGGATAAACCGCGACTTAGAGCTTCACAACGGAAAGAACCGCGTAACCGTGAACACTACGCCTGACTACGGAACGGCCATCTGGAGCGATTATGCGGGACTTACATGGGAGCAGCTCGACGGCACAAGCCTGGCATACATTGGTCGCGCTGGAAAGAACAGGCTCAAGGGTCTGAAGTGGTCCAGCCTTGCCGGTAAGAAGTGGCAGGACATGCGCGGAACGTGGCACGAGCATGCGTACGTCGATGACGCGGAGACGCACAACAACACAACAGTTATGCTCGACTTCGATTGGAAGGATATTTAATGAGCACAAAGACTCCAAGGCTGGGTCTCACGAAGCCTGACGTCACGGACGAGACTGTCCAGACTATTAAGGACTTGGCCAAGAACTTCGACCTTCTGGACGCGATGTTTCCAGTAGGCGCGATTTACCAGAGTACCAAGCCAACTGACCCAGCAACGTTTCTGGGCGGTACGTGGCAGGCGCTGAACGGTGTATTCCTCTTGGCTCAGTCGCAGAAGTTCCCAGCCGGCTCAACAGGCGGCGAGGATACTCATACGCTGACCATCAACGAAATGCCGAGCCACAGCCATGACACCTCCATGCACTATGGCACGGACAATGGCGGTGGCAACCAGTGGACGGCACGCTCGGCTGACACCTACACCAATTACCGCTTCCAGGTTGACGCGGTCGGCGGCGGCCAGCCACACAACAACATGCCACCATATCGCGCTGTTTATATGTGGGAGAGGGTGTCGTAAATGTATGTGCTGACTTATGCGGGAAACGTCATTCATGATCCGCGTGAGGAAGGCGTGCAGATTTCAACCGGTAAGCTTGTAGAAGAGTCGGGGCAGTCTCCGACTCTTTCTTTTACCGTGCAGCCAACACACCCACTCTGGCGCGCGTTTAATCGTGAATCGGTTATGAACACCGAGCGCGAGATTGAGCTCACGGAATATGAAACGCAGAAGATTCTCTTCCGTGGTCGTATTCGTAAAGTGTCGATGTCCATGAACGGATCTATTGACGTCACCTGCGAGGGTGCTATGGCGTACCTCAACGACACCACGGTTCGTCCATATAAGACATATGACACTGACGAGATTGACTGCGAGATTAACGCCCCCGCTAAGGCTGGCGAGTTGTTCGAGTGGTTCATCGAGCAGCATAATGCGCGCGTGTCTAACCGATGCGAGAAGTTCAAGGTAGGCATTAACGCTGGCGTTAACTTCGGCGCGCTTCAGCGTGGCACAGGAACTCGTCCAACCACACTGAAGGAGATGCGTGAGAAGCTCACGAAGCTCTGTGGTGGTTATTTCCGTGTTCGCTATGTGGGTGAGGATAACTACCTCGATTGGCTGAACACAGACGGCTCGAGCGAAGCTGCTCAGTCTGTGGAGCTTGGCCAGAACCTTCTTGATCTAAACACTGGCGCAGACGGTAAGGACATCTACACGGCCATTGTGCCTGTAGGAAAGACTGGCGAGGGTGAAGACGAGAAGGACGTAACCATCGACGACGAGCACGCTTACGTCGGTGGTGGCTATGACATTGTCGGCGACGCGGTCGTTGATACCGCGATGGCTGAGCGTTACGGCGTTATCGAGAAGCTGATGGAGTATGACCATCTGAGCCAGCCACAAGCACTCGCAGACAAAGCAGTGGCCGACCTAGCCGCGGGCAAGCTCTCCGATTCCATCACCGTAAGTGCCACGGACTTACACTATGCGGACCCAACCGTCCAACAGATTGACTACTTGCAGCGTGTCCAGGTCACCAGCGAGCCACATGGCATCGACCGCATGATGCTCTGTGTTGGTCGAACGATTAACCTCGTGGACCCAAAGGCCACGCGATACAGCTTCGGCGCAATCGAGGGAACGCTGACCAAGAGTGGCACAACGTCCCAGGAGCGCACACAGGAAGCCACAGAGAAGCGTCTGACCGCCCTCGCATCGACCACGCGAAAGACCGTAGAAGACACCCACAAGACGACCGTAGCAGTCGCGGCAGTCGAGGAGAAGGCGGCGGCGGTTGAGAAGAAGGCTGACGCAGCAACAGAGAAGATTGCAGACGTAGCAACCACGGCAACGGCGGCTGCCGAGAAGGTTGAGACTGTCGCGGCTAAAGCTGAGAAGGCAGCGGAGGAAGTGAGCCATGTAGCCACAGACGCAGCAAACGCAAACACAGCAGCAAAGGAGGCAAAGACCATGGCCACAAAGGCTCAGAGTGACGCTAATGAAGCCAAAGATGCTGTTGAGAGCTTAACCAACACATTTTCTCACGATAGCGATGGCGCTCACGTTGGCAGCAAAACAGGCGTACATACGACTATCGACAGTTACGGCATGAAGTTGCTGAACGGTACAAATCAGCTTGCCTCGTTTGACGCTGGAATGGTTACGCTAGGTGGTACAGCACTCAATATCGTAGCGGGCTACAGCAACGGTAGAGACGATACACGTTCAACACTTCTAACGTGTGCAGACTTGATACTAAGACCAACAGCGGGGTTTGGTGTAGAGGCTAAGGCTATGAGCGCCCGCCTTTCAAGCTATGACAGAATGAACACTACCGCAATCGGCGCAAACGTGGACGGTTTGAGTGTTGAGACAAATATTAACGAGCAAGCAGCGAAGATTTCAAAGGCAGATATTACGTTCAACGACCTTGTAAAGCTGCTAAAGTTCACACCCTGGACTACCCTGCAAGATGACGGAGCGTGTCGCGTCCGCTACTGTGTACGTGGCGGAATGATGTATCTCGATTGTTATCTTGCAGCTGGTTATTCAACTCGTACCACTACAGCGCAAATGCCAGACGATCTTTTGCCAGCCATTGAGGGTTATTACCCTCTAGGCACACAGAGAGAGAACAGCACTGCCAAGATTTGGATTGGCGCAGCTGGTGCTGGTGATGGTCATATTTACCTCTATAACTACAGCAGTGGCTACGCTACGGGAATTATTCCAATTCTTCCTAAGAGCATGGAGTAGGAGGTGGAAGGATGAACCCATTAACGTTTGAACAGATCGTGGCAGCGGTATCGTTTCTCGGCATGGTGTTGACGCTTATCAACGGCGCTAAGGCCATGAACCGTGCAAGCCAGGAAGATGCCATGCGACTCGTGCGCATTGAAGAAGGCGTGAAGCAGCTCAAGAGTGACTTGGATGACACACAGAAAGCCTTCACGGCTTATATGGCTCGCACTGACGAGACTATTACGAATATCCGTGATGCCCTCTCTGTTCACGACACCCGTCTGGCAGTGGTCGAGGATGTGACCCGTACCCAGGCGGGGAGACTGGAGCGCCTAGAGCAGGCGAATACACATTAATTCTTATCTAAGGAGATTCACATGATTAACTGGAAAGTACGTCTACACAATCCCGCTTGGTGGCTGGGTATGGCTGGTATCGTTATGAGCCCTATCCTGGCTTATCTTGGACTGGCTTATTCTGACTTGACTACATGGGGCAGCCTTGCTGATGTATTCGTGAAGTTCATCAGCAATCCATATCTGATTGGCACAGTCGTTGTGGCTGTCCTTGGTGCCATCGGTGTCACCGTTGACCCAACTACCAAGGGACTAAGCGATTCTGCACGTGCAATGACCTACACAAAGCCTAGTGCGAGCCCTTTAGACGAGGAGGCACGCTAATGGCAGACTTCTCAGGCGAAATTACCGCTGACGCGTATATTCCAACGTCAGCATATTCAGCTGGGCGAGACGGTCATTCCGTGCAGTATATCGTGGTACACCATGAAGCTGCCACAGGTTTAGACGGTGCAGCCATCACAGCAATGTGGGACAGGATGCAGGCGCAGTCTGCGCACTATTCTGTGGACGGTGCAGGCACTATTACCCAGCACGTACTGGAGAGCAATACCGCATGGGCGTGTGGTCGCTGGGTGGCTAACTGTGAAAGTATCAGCATTGAGCATGCGAACAACTCTACATCGCCCTGGACGGTTTCAGAAGCTACCTTGGAGAGCGGCGCACATCTTGTTGCGGCGTTGCTTATCAAGTACGGACTCGGCTACCCTCGATGGGGCGGCAACGTCCGACCACACAAACAGATTGTGGCAACCGCTTGCCCCGGTGAGCTTGCAGGCTCTCAGAATGCGCACTTTATGGAGCGAGTATGTTACTGGTATGAGGTTATGACTGGCGCACGTTCAAGCTCCGAGGTTGGCTGGCACACAGACGGCAAGGGTTCTTGGTGGTATCAGACGGGTGAGTCCTCGAGCGAGTACGCCATCGGCTGGTATAAGGTTGGCGATAAGTGGTACTACTTCAATGAGAAAGGCTGGATGCTTACAGGCTGGGTTCACGCTTCTTGGGAAGGCTCTGAGAAGTATTGGTGGCACTTCGACGAGACTGGCGCACTTGAATCGGATGATTGGCTTGAGTACAACGGAAGCTGGTACTTGCTAGGATCTGACGGCCGCATGGCCACGGGTTGGCAGGAGCGCGACGGTAAGCGTTATTACCTCGACGAGACTGGCCGCATGATTACTGGCTGGCTCAAGCTCGACGATGACTGGTTCTATCTGCGTTCTGACGGCTCACGAGTTGAAGATTGCCTTTTCGAGGTCGGAGCAGACAATATCTGTGCCTTCGATAAGGACGGCAAACTTCTCACAGGCGACATCACTGTCACCACGAATGACGACGGTTATATCTCGGGCGTTAAGTAATATTTACCCCTCCTGGCTTATGCTGGGAGGGGTATTTTTGTGTCCCAAGTGCGTCCCAAATGGCATTTTTACGCATATCTTCTGAACCTTATCGCCAACAAAACTGCACTTAATACGCATATAAACAATGTAGATATTTAACTGCTACAATAGAAACGTTATGTCAGATGGTATCTGTGCAGAGCACATACTCAAGGAGGCATTATGGGTCTTTGGTCAAAGGTTAAAAATGTGTTTGTTCCTTCTAACGGAGCAGAGCAGCCTCAGAAGGCTACATTTGCTACCAGGGAAGACACTATCTATGCACCAGTTTCTGGTGTTCTGGTAAGCGTACAAGAGGTTCACGATGAGGTAATCTCAAGTGGTCTCTTTGGTCTGGGCTATGGTATTTTGCCTGTTGGCCTTGATTGCGTTTATGCTCCTTGCAACGCTCGCGTTACCGCAACTAACGTAACCAATCACTCAGTTGGCCTTACCACAGACACTGGTATTGAGATTTTGATTCACATTGGTGTTGGCACCATCGAGATGAACGGCAAGGGCTTTACCCGTTACGTTCACGCTAACGATGAGGTCAAGGCCGGTACTCCACTGATTTCATTTGATGCTGCTGCCATTGAAGAAGCAGGATATGAGAACGTTGTAGTTGTTACCGTTGTTAATGCAGATCAGTATGAGCGCATTGACCTCATTGGTGAGTCCGGAACACTGATTGGTGGTCGTCCACTGGTTAAGATTGGCGACCCTCTGATGTGCGTCAAGCACTAGGGTTTCTCGCCAGCTAAACATCTGCAATAAACGAGGTTTTACATGCTTAGAGTTACTAAGGCAATTCTTCACGTCTTTGATTTTGAGACGGGAACTAAATACTTCTCTCAATCTACCTTGGATTTAGAGGACCGTCAGACAAAGTCATACGTACAGCGTAGACTGCGTAAAATTACGGCAAACCCAGAGTCTAGACATGGAGAGTTTGCTCCTACCAGCAATTTTGCTGGGGGTCTTCAGGAGTATGCTCACGGAGACGTTGAGTTTGTAGAGTTTTCTCACCAGATCGCCCAGTGGTTCTGGGAAGAGCTTCGTCGCGCAGATGATGTTGAGCAGTGTGATCTTCTTGTAGCAGACTACATTGATACCGACGCAGGTCAGGCACTTGCCAGTGCTGCTGCAGATGATGAGGACGCTCAGGCTGAGGCATTTGAGGGTGAGGGAAGACGCCTCTTTGCCATAGTGCTTCTCCCACGCAAGCAGGCCTTTATCCACGATGTGAACGGCTCGGCAAACGAGATTTTGCGCCAAGACGCAACGCTGCCTTCTCCTACGCAAAAGGTTGATTCATATGCAGTCATTGACCTGGATACAGGCGCCATTGACTTCCACGACCATGACCGCTCTGTAGCAGGAGAGGGAAAGTTCATCATCCCAGAGCTCTTTCTTGAGTGTACGTCAGAAGCATCAAGCCATGAAGTTATTGGCGAGGTAACTGTTATTGTGCAAGACTTGGCAGAAGAGTATGGTCTTGAGCCTGCCGTTGAGGTGTCTCGTGCTAAGGCTGCCGTTGCAGAAGCAGCAGAGGTAGAAGAGGTAGTTGATCCTATCAAGGTTGGTAAGCGCATCTTTGAGGAGCGTCCTGAGATTCAGGAAAAGTACGAGGCTCAGGTGGCAAGTAGAGAGCTCCCCGAAGAAGTTCCTG